GGCGTATTGGATGCATCCTTGGAATAATGGCCGGTGAACTCGAAGGAGAATTTGCCTTTTTCTTTGTCAGCGGTCTGCAACTGAAATCCGCCCGTAGACAGAGCGTCCATAAGCTTGATAGCCACGTACCCAGCGGTCTTTCCGGTACCAGTTTCGTTTTTGTCACTGTAGTCAGCAACAAGCCAAATATCGCGGAAATCACCAGTGGAATCAGTCAAATCCAGCGAAGAGCGCGGGGTAATCTTACCAGAAGAAGTAGTAAGATCTGCAGCAGCAGCAAGCCAACGTGCGGCGGCAGGGGTAATGGCAATCATAGTTCCAGACATCTTAACTTCCCAATCCTCAATTCGCTTAAGCTCTTTCGTGTTCTTGGGAACGTTATCAATGTCCTCGCCGAAATCGATGTAATTCGGAGTGGCAGTAAAATTCACGCCGCCAGAAGTGGGACCAAGGATGTTAGCATTAGTAACAGTAGCTGTAGCAGGGTCAAACTCCGTAAGCAGAACACCAGCCCCAATTACAAGAGTTTGAAACGTATCATTAGGGTACTGCGTGTATTCCACAGTATCATCTCCTTATCTTGTATTAATATGAAGTATCATGGTTAAGTATGCAACCTTCATATTAGGGTCGTTCATGGGTTGCATCTGTACAAACGGAGTACCATCATCTTTGAAAATCACAACCGACCCGTATTCCGTTGGGATTGTAACGCCCCTACCAATGGCCCTTTCGATCTCGCCGCATTTAGCCAACACGACACCGGCCGAAGTGCTACGATACCACACTCTCGCGTGAAAGATGGAAGTGTGTAACGGTTCTGGTATTACCAACTGGTAGGTAATGTATGGTGGACTAGTGTCTACCAACCTACCCTCACCATCGGGTATCTTCTCCGGTATGCTATCTTCAAGAAAAGCTGGTATGTCAAACCGGCTAAAGAAGTCGTGCAACGCTACAGCCGCATTAGTGGAAACATCGTCAATCATCAGGCAAATCCCACCTCTCGGCACGTACCTGACCGATAGAAAACGATGCTCTCCTCGGGGTCTCGTTATCCTTAATGTTAGTGGTAACTCTGTAAGTCAGACCGTCCGAATGGCGTCTAAAAACATCATTAAATTGTAGCGGAAACCCTTTCTCCACAGTAACGGTATATAACTCCGTAACTCCCTCCTTCTCAGCAACACGAGCGGCAAGAGTAGAATCCTCGGTAATAGCGGCATCGAACTCCACACCGTCCACCCACGCATTCACATACGTGCCAAACGGGTCAAGCACCACGCTCCTATTGACCATCGTGCACCTTTCCATGGATTCAGCGATCAGGCTCATTATACTTTCCTCCATCTATTAAGTCTAACACTGAATACGTCTTGCCAACTAATTGCCGCGTTACTTCTGAAGTTAGTGCGCTGGCTATACGAATAGTTGCCGAACTTCTCGGAAATATACCCTGTAATTGGATACTTCTTCAACCACTCGGATATCTCTTCCACTAAGTCTAACAACTCCTTGGGTATTGCCATTACCCAAATTTCGCCTTCAAATTCTTCGTCCACAAGGTTACTGACTGGGTATTGGTATACACCATCGTTGAAAACCGACCCCACAATTTTGAAATACTGCCCGCTTTTAAGAAAATCGAGGCTGACGGTCCCATCAACAATAGCAAACGTTCCACGATGTACGCCGTTTTTTACTACAAAGTAATTGTTAAGATGGTTTAGAATCGTTGCCAACATCCGTCAGCCCCTCCTTTCATTCAAGTTACACCCTAGTGTACATTAGCCGAGAGAGATGATACGGGCAATCGGGATGGCCTTACTCTCGTAGTAGCTGGGAGTAGCGCTGTTGGTATCCTTAACAGGCGTCCACCGAGCAGCAGTTTCGAGCTGAGCAGCAGTCGGGGAAACAATAGCAGTGGAAGGCTGCACAAAGCTGAAACCAACCGGCGCAAACAGCTTGCGCTGGCGGGTGTACAGGGTATCCATACCGCCGTTAGTGGCCGGGTCGCGGTCCACCTCATTGGGAACCTTCACACCACAATCGCAGTAGTCGATCGCGCCACGGCCCAGCAGGTAGGTGGTATACTTAGTAACAGCGGAAGAACCGGTACCGGTAGTTTCCACCGTGCCCTCATCATCGATCAGGACGGTCCTGCCGTTCCACGTGCGCATGTCGGTACTGCGCTCCAGACCATTAGCGTCGACCTGCTTCACAAACTCCAGCAGGTTCAGGTTCTCCAGATTAGTAGCAACCTGGGAGTGCATAATAGCCAGACCGAACAGATTCTTATTCGCGCCGACGGCCTTCTGCAAAGCGTCATTCAGAGTGGTAGCACCAACATTAGCGGCCGCACCAGTACCACCGGAGATATCCAGAGTATGGTCAGTGTTAAAGTTATTGGTACTCACACCGAAAATACCCTTGAGGATGGACAAGATGGTCGCCTGATCGACATCATCCCAATATTCACCAACCTGATTGGCAATATCGGCCATAAAATCATGACCACCGGTGATGTCATAGGCAAAGTCCTTCTCAGTCCAAGCCTTGGCACGGCCAACAACGATCATAGACTGCAGGAAAGTGCCGATACCCGTGGCAGTGATGGTAGTGCTACCGTCATAGTTAAGCGGAGTACCCCCAATACGGCCCACCATGGGAATGCTGATGAAATTTCCACCAGTCTGGTCAGCCAGCATACTCTTAAGGTCATTGCGGGTCCGCAGAACACCAGAAGTCAGCAGAGCATTCTGCTTGTAGCGCGGCACAGTCTCCAGATACTTGCCGAATACTTCGGCGTTGAAATATTTGGTATCAAAAATACCGGGCATATCTCATTCTCCTTTCGTTACTTCTTAAGCCAGTTCATGACCTCTGGCGCATTCGGATGCTGATTAGCATACGCCATTTTCTCGGTCAGATTCATCTTGTCAAACGGAGTAGAAGAACCACCCGGGGGATTCCCGACATCAGCTCCGTCCTCATGCGTCTCCGGGATGTAGTCTGCCCAGTCACTCTTAATTGATTCCTTGATCTTATCTACGTTCTCCAGACCTTTGTCCCCAAGCTTCATTTCGGAGAAGTCTACGAGACGCAGGATAGCATCAAACCTCTTCTCGCTGATGCCCAACTCCTGTAGCAACTTGCGATACTCCACCTTGACCTTCTCAGTCTCAGCAACAGCGGCAACGTCGGCCTTGTACTTCTCGAACGCGGCATGCTCGTCGTTGTACTTAGTTTCCCACTCGTTGTTAGCACTTGCAGCCTTGAGGTCGTCCAATTCCTTCTGGACGCCGGGAAGCTTCTCCGCGTCGGCCTTGTATTTTTGAAGGTCATCCTTCAATGAGTCAACAACGGCAAGGTGAGCGGCAATCAACCGATTTTCGATGTCGTCGGTATGAGCTTCACCCAGAATGTTGCGTATATCAGCGCGAGTAAACTTAGGCATAACATTATCTCCTTTTCCTTGGGCAGGTTCCTCTGCCTACGAGATATAGGGACAGGTACTTTTG